CATCGACAAGTTGACAGCAACAATCGCCACTCTCACCACTGACACGACAAAACCGAACAGCTGAAGTGCCGCCTGAGCACCCATCGCTGCCAGAGACAACATCAAGAAGTACGCGGCACCAGAGAGAAGCAAACCGCCAATAACACCGAGTAGCACAAACACCCAAGCGTTCGCTTCGGCAAAAGCAACCGCTGCCACAACGGCATTAGTCAAACCGCGAAGGAGAGACCGCAGTGGCTTGGAGACAATCTCACCGATTGTAATCTGAAGCGTCTCAACCGCACTTGTGAACAGCAGCCATTGGCCGGTGAGTGTGTTCATCTGAATGTTGCGGAACCGTGCGGCGGCACCGCTGCTGTCCCGCAGGCTTTCGGTCATGTCGGCTAAAACTTGACCACCTTGTGCTATAGCTTCCGCGAAACCCGAGGCTTGGCGGTTGTCGAAAATTCGCCCGAGGATCGCCAGCTTTTCACCGGACCCCATGCCAGCCATTGCTACTTCAAACTGACCGATGATTTCCGCCAAGGAAACAAAGTTGCCGTTGGCATCCATCGTGTCGATACCAAGTTTGTCGAGTTGTTCTTGTGCTTCCTTTGAAGGGGAGGTCAGGGCAAGCAAAGCACCACGCAAAGTTGTACCAGCCATATCGGCTTGAATGCCGGCGTTGGACATCATCTGTAAGAAGGCAGTGGTCTCTTCAAAACTGAGTCCTGCCGTCTTGGAGACTGCACCAGCATACTTGAAAGCGTCACCCAGCTGACGAAGGTCAGTGTTGGCTGTCTGCATCGCCTTGGTCAGAACATCAACGTGGTACGTTAAGTCACTGGCCGGCACCCCCATGCCCTTCATAATCTTCGCAAGAATGTCTGCCGACTCGGCAACGTCAAGCTGCCCCGCCGCCGCCAAATCAAGAGTCGGACCCATCGAGTCGTAGATCTCTTTGACTTGGAAACCGGCCTGAGCATAAAACGCCATCCCCCTCGCAGCGTCCCGAGCAGTAAACGATGTTGTGGCACCGAGGCGTTTAGCCTCTTCCCGCAGCTGCGTAAACTCTTCCTTCGTCGCGTTGGTCAAACCGCGAACCCGACCCATCGTGTGCTCGAAACCGGCAAACGTCTGAGCGGAGAGTAGGCCCGGCCCAGCAACAGCTAAACTCGCACCGGCGAGCTTAGATGCCATTGACGCTGTGCGTTGACCGAAGTCGCGAAGTTTGCTCTCTGCCTTAGAGAGACCCTTGGATAAGTTGTCCTGCACACCAAGCGACACAAACGCATTGGCGGCGCGGATTTTCATGCCTAAACCGCCGGTGCTCATTTTATGCAGTTCCTCCAGATCTCAGCGTACTTTGGACTGTTGGCGAAAATTTCTAGAGCCGGCTGCGCGAATGGACGCGGGCGAATCGTTGCCGGAACCTTAACGTAGGTTTTCTTAGCCTTAGCCTTCGCGATAATCTTTGCAATCTGGGCTGGGGTCAACGGCTTGGACGTGGTGCTTTTCTTCTTCTTCTTCTTTTTCTTCGTCCCGTTCGGGTTGAGTGCCACCTTCACCAAGGTTCGACCACCATGCTCTAGAGCACCGGGGACAGGATTGATGTTTGGTTTGTTGTAGGCGATCTGTGGTCCAACAATCATTTGATTGCGACTAGCCACGAACTGGATGGTGTTCTTGATGCCGGGGTAGAAGTGGGCATACGGTGGACTGCCGACAGGAGATGCAAGACGGGGGTTCTTGCGATACTTAATCAGTTTCCGCATGATGCCGCGAACGAGAGCCCCGGCTCGGCGAAGGTTCCTCTCCTTCGCCTCCCAAGACTTACTGAGCAGCGTTCTGAAATCGAGTTTGAGCTTCCACTGCATGCGGACGCTAATGCTGCCAGAGCTTGATTGAGCACCAGTGTTAAGCATCTCTTATGTCCTCAAACTTTGGCAACAACCCCTTCAGCGACTGAAGGGACTGCTGAACACTCACTCTCCGTTCTTGTGCCTTCCGGTAAGGGTGAAAATCCTTAACCTCGACACCCTTCTTCACAAGGCCCACCACGCAAGCCAGAAGACTTGCGGTGTGGTCCCACGCTGCGTATTCATACGCCTCCAGCATCCCTTGCAGTTCCCCGAACGTGAACGGCCGAGGATCTATTCTTAGGATTCCTGCGGCTCGGAAAACGAGTTCCCAATAACCGTATCGAGTTTCTGATCCATCATCGCTTCCGCCTTCTGGATCTGAGCTTCGATCTTCACTGCCGCTTTCTCCATCCCCGTCGAGATCTGGCGGGTCATCGCGGCGAACGCCCGCCGTTGCAATTTTTTTAACGACGAGGTCACCCCAAACAAAAACGCTTCAGTTGCCTCGTCCAGAGTCTCACCACCAAGGGCGTTGGCGAAATCCTTGTCACTGACACCTAGCTCCTTCCGCTCATCGCGTGTGAGAAGGAGAAGGATGTCCAGCAGCTTCCACGAATCCACAAGCAACTCATGCAGTACTCCAGACTTCGGGTCGACCAGATGATTCACATCGAGGTTCATCTCGTCGCGCAGCTGCATCGATTTGCCGATGGTAATCTTCAGATTCCACTGCCGGCCTTGTTCATCCTTGAACCACGTCTTCAATTCTTCCGTCTCGTTCGTCATCGTCTCTACTCCATTTCTGGGCAACCACAGTCGTCTTCGACAGGTTGCACTTCTTCCTTACTCGCCACTGCCCGCAAATCACCGACCGTCAGGAACACGGGGTTCCTATCGGGAGTTCCTTGGGCTACTTCGATACCAAAGGCCCGGAGGTCTCTGGCGTTAACCGCAATCTGATCCTTGTCATCAAAACGCTTTAGCTGCTCCAGCTTCTGGCCGAGCAACTCTTTCGCTTCTGGGCTCATCGTCTCGTCTCCTAACTGTTAAACCAATCGAACTTGACCTTGCACCCAGCGGTGTTCGCAATCGCGTACAGCGTGGTGCTAGGTGCCAAATAAAACACAGCCTGACCACCGTTGGGCAACAGGTGAATCGCGTTTGCCCCTGTGGCAAACCTAAGCGTTACATAGTTGGTTGCGTCGAGGTTAGTTGCGACCACGTAACCGGGGACACCGTCCCCAAAAGAGACGGTCTCTTCTGACGTACCAACGTCCTGAAACACTGCACCCGCGCGAGCGGTCGTCTGGTCAACCTTTCGACTGGTCGTACCAACGTAATGCTTAAGCAGACCGTTAGTGACCTGTGCTCCAACTGTAATCGTGATCTCTTCTGCCATGTCTCACCAATTGTTTTGAAAAAACGGCAGGGGGACCGAGATCCCCCGTGCCGCTCACGCCGAGACGAAAGACGTTTTCGTCAAATACTAGACAGCTGCAACGTCCATCCAAGACAATTCGACTTGGGCGCTGCTGCCGTTTTCAAAGTAGGCGGGCTTGAGGCTGATGTCAACAGACATTCCATCAGCCAAAGGGTATTCCATGCTGTTAGAGAAAACAGCGAAACCACCACGGATGCCTTCAGCAGCACCGTCAGCACCTGTGATGGTGTTGCTCATCAGAGCAAACTCGGCAGCACAGCCGCTGAGGAACAAAGAGCGAACGGTATCGCAGTTCGCGTTGTTCGTGCGGTAGGTCAACTTGCCGCTGATTTCAACGTCGATGGAACCACGGCCGTACATCTTGTAGATGCTGCTGCGGTCACTGACATCAAAACTGTCTGCGGTCATGTTGAGCGAAAGGTCGCGAGCTTCCTTGATGTGGGTCCAAGTCGGGGAGGCGACAGTGCCAGCGTTGTAGTACAGCTTTGCATCGCGTCCCGTGTTTTTTGAGCAATAAGTTGTCGGCATTATGGGTACCTCAGTTTCTCGAAGTGGTAGACGAAATTAGTAACACTCATGAAAATCCCATCCGCCCGCAACAGCTGCGGATCGTAGATCGGATTGTTCTCAAACGGTAGAATCAGTCGAGCACTGTGGGCCGGCTGGATCTCATTTGAACTGCCATCGAGCACAGCTGGGAGATCAAGCGACTGCTGCGAATCCCAACAGAGAAAATCCTGTATCTGCTCAGACAGTGAGACACAATCGTCGATGTCAGCTTCGCGGGTTGCGGCGTTCACGCCGATGCTCCGCATCACACCAACAGCAATTGTGTAACGCAGGTATTCCCATGCCCTGTCGTGGATATTACCTTCCACGCCGCCAAGCATGACGAACCCCTTCGCCACTTGAATCTTCTCTTTTTGCGCCTCAGGCACAGAAGACCGCTGAAACGTAACGGGCGAGTTCCATTGGGTCTCACCAGATTGCGACCAATAGGGTGCAGATCCGTTTTGCAACAGAGTCAGCACTGCCTCGGCGATTCGGGTTCCCGTGGCCTTGCGATAGCCCATTACGTTTCTTTAGCCTCTTTGGTATGGATTCGCCAGATCGTGCGAGTCACATCGCTGTGCCTGTTGGGCTCCCCAACATTCGGCAAGATCTGAAACGTCACCACAGTTCCATCAATCGTCTCGTCAATCTGGTCGTCAGGCTGTGGCTCTGTTAGCTCACCCCCGACGACATAATCTTTTGTGTCGATAAAGAAGTCCCGGTATCGAACCAGAACCACCATGTCCTCGGTAACATACTCCTCGGACTTCGTCTCACCCACAGTCGCGGTCGCCGAGCCAAGTACAGCCACACCATCGACATAACGCCTGAGGACGACAAGCCGACCAGAGATCCGCTTGTGCGGACCTCTGGCGGCAAGCATCGCTTTTTCAACAGGTGTGACCATCACTCAGACTAGCTTTCGATAGCTTCGGTCGAACTGAGGGCTTCGGTCACAAGGATCGGAATGCCTTCGACTTCGCGGGGAATCGGGGCTGGGGTGCCAGTTGCGTTGGTCGCGGTTCGCGACTTTCGCAACTGTGCCAAGCTGCGGCGATTCATCACGATGTGGGTTGGCACTCGGCCCCCGGGGAACTTCGAGAGGGCGGTATAGATCAGGTCATCGGTCAGACCTTTGCCTGAGTCTTCGGTCAGGTTTGCAATGCGAGCGATGTCGTATGCACCTCCGATTTGCAGACCACACCAAGTCGAGGCTGGCGTGTAGTAAGCAGGATAGTGGCTGCTCGACCCATCGAGCATATCGATCACCACGGTCTCACCAAGCTCAATCGGATTGCCTTCTCGCATCACCGTGCAGCAAGCATCTTGACCGGCGGAAACCAACCAAACCGAGCTTGCAGTACTGGCAGTCGTGCCACCAGCGTTGATAACCATGCCATCAGCCAATGCATCGAACTGAGCATTGTCGAGCAGACCAGCAAAGCCGCCAGCGTCATTGCCGGTGCCGTAGAAGATTTGCTTCTCGAACTGGAACAGCGCGGCCTTAAGGTGTCGCAGACCTTCGCGAGCGATCAGAGCGGGAGCACCACCCTTACGCCACGCCTTGGCGAGTGCGTAGTCAACAGCCCAAGAAAAGTCGAGGATTTTCAGGTCCAGCGACACAACAGCATCGGCCGAGTGATCAAGATCGCGACCAGCGTTGACCGCACGGAATCCGACCACAGGAGCACCAGTCTCCTTCATGTACTTGTGGTTGGTTCCATTGCTGGAGGTGACCATCGGGAGAGCGGTCAGAAAAGGAGCGGCGAGGCTCAGGTCAGTGACTTGAGCAGGCGACAGGTCGAGGGCATCGCCCACGAAGTCAGCCAAGACGAACATATCATCAGCCATAGTTCAAAATCCTTGCAGAAAAAAAACAATCGGAAACGTCTCTGAACAAATCAACAGACCAACGTCAGTCTTTCAACCGAATGTTGGTTACAAAACCACCTCTGGACTTAGGTGGAGACGTTGGGTCACCCCCTCCCTGTGACAAAGGAACGCTCTCGGACTGCTTCGACAGTTCGAGTTCTTTTCGCAACTTCTCGTTCTCGGACCTCAGCTGCTCGATTTTGCGAGATTGAGCTTCAGCGAAGGAAACACCTTCGATGTACCAGAGGGCACCCTGCTCACCAAACTCACAAACAAAACGCTTCAGTTCTTCGCGAACTTCCTCTTGGGAAAACTTCGCCGGCTCAACTGGAGATTCCTTTGCAGGAGCTTCCACTTGAGTTACGACTTCGGGCTCAGTAGCTTCCGCGCTTCCCTCCGCGAGCTTGCCCATTTCTGATGCTTTCACGATGGATAATCCTCTCGTAGCCAGAAAACGCTTCAAGAAACCACCGACCCGGTCAGGATCGACCCCGAGCATAACAAGCTCAGGCTTTTTATCTTTCGTCTCGCCAGTGATATATGAGAGGAGAGCTTCCGCTTCCTCGAACACCTCGTCCCGTGCGTATAACCCGTCTGGGTTGGCAGCTGGGTCATCAACGATGTCCACTGCGCGAAGTTTCGCCAATCGAACGTGCGGGTAGTTGTTTGTGTTCTCAGGGTCGGGCGACTTGAAATTGGTCAAGTCGATGTTTCCGTACCTGTCCTGCTTTGCACCATTGGCAAGCATGAATTCAACTTCAGCTGCTATGTCG